GGAAATTTGATTGGAGTATAAAAAATGTTTAAACCGTTAGTGTTGATGGGTCATAGTATTCATACGTTACAAGGTATCGATAATGATGCAATCAACGAAGCAGTAATGAAACGCAAAGACCTTAAGCTGGATGATAATACGGCTGCAGGTAACACGTTTACAGAAGATTCATACTATCCTGTAGACGACCCAGCATGTAAGCGTTTGCTAGAAGAAGTGGATAAGATTATTGCCGTCGAGGTGAACAAGTACTTCAAGACGTTCAATACATGGGCACACATCTTAGAACCTAATGAGGCCACTATGTATCACTCCCACGAACAGCCAGGTGGTCCTCCAGGTATTTCATGGGTGTACTACTCGAAGACGCCTAAGAATTCTGGTAACATTGTATGGGTAATCGATTGCTTAAAAAGTAAAGCGCTGGTTGAGCATAAGCCAGAGGTTGGTCAGCTGGTTCTGTTTCCTGATAACGTTCCTCACTTTACCAAGAAGAATGTTAGTGGTGAAACGCGTATTTCAATTAGCGGAAACGCTAAGCCAGAAGAGAAAGATTTTGAGAATGTAGTCAAAGAGCCACATCAGCTTTTCAACTACATTGGTATTTTTAATTCATAGGAGGGATTGTGAAGAAGTTTTTATCTACCAAAACATATACCCACGCAACGGGTCATAGTTGTGCATTTAGACAATGGAAGTCGACACACAGCCATTGTCGCTGGATTCATGGCTACTCGCTGCAATTCAAATTGACGTTTGGTTCAACTGGGCTAGACGAGAAGAATTGGGTAGTAGATTTTGGCGGCCTTAAAGAATTGAAAGCCTGGCTAGCAGATACGTTTGATCATACCCTTGTGATTGCAGAGGACGATCCTCAAAAAGAATTGATCATGAAGCTAGCAGACGTAGACGCTGCAGATGTACGCATTCTACCTGCTGTAGGCTGCGAACGATTTGCAGAGTTGATTTTTGATAAAGCATCTAGTATAATTGAGGCTCAGTATGGCGACCGTTGTTGGGTCGAAGAAGTAGAAGTACGAGAACATGAGAGCAACTCAGCTATTTGTAGGAGGGTGTAGTGCCTAATATTGATTACAGTAAAAAGATGCCAGGAACGATCTTCACGTATGATGAAGATTTCTATACAGATGACTTACCGGATCCACAGATCGATCCCGTGCTTCCTGGCGCACGGGTACCTCTTAAAAAGGTAGGTATTGCGCCTGTCGATCTTCCTGTACGTCTCCGCAGTCGTGAAGGAGGCGAGAAGCTACTACAGACCGAAGCAAGTTTGTACTGCTCTTTGGACGATCCGATGGCCAAAGGTCTTAACTTGTCTCGATTGTATTTGATTATGCACGAGAAGATCAAGGACAAGATGTCGCTTGATGGTATGGAAGGTGCTCTCAAAGAGCTTGCTGAGAAGCAAGGGTCTAAGAATGCATACTGCAAACTACGGTTCAAGTATCCAATGACTCAGAAGGCACTTCGTTCGAAAGATCTCGAAGGTCACATTGCATACAAGACAGAGCTTGAAGGACAGTATCGCGATGGTGAGTACAGATGGTTTCTAACGATCGATTACGTATACTCATCAACGTGTCCGTGTTCGTTTGAGCTTGCGCATGATGCTCGTGAGAAACGTCATGCAGCCGCTAATGCACACTCGCAACGTTCTATCCTTAAAGTGAAGGTAGCGTTCCCACGTGATGGAGATAACATTGTGTGGATTGAGGACTTAGTCGACTTGTGTCGTGCTAACATTGCTACAGAGGTGCAAGTGGTTGTTAAGCGTCGTGATGAGCAAGCGTTTGCTGAGCTCAATGGTGCAAACCTTCTGTTCTCTGAAGATGCTGTACGAATTGTCCATGAGGCTTTGGATCATTGGGTAGACAAAGGTAAGATTCTGGACTTCAGTATTGTTGCGTCTCACGAAGAGTCGCTACATCCTTGGAATGCAATTGCAGTTAGTGTTGGCGGTCACGGTATCCTATCATGATACCAATAGACGAACCTGTCCTCATTCGAGCTAAGAATAAGAAGAGTGTCGTTGAGGTTGAACGTTATCAACGTGACGACGACGAAATCCTAGTCAGCACTCTTTGGCGTAATGGTGAGTTCTCCATCACATGCACGAGTCTGAAAGAAGCACGATTCTTACAAGAGATGTTCAATCAAAAGGATCCTGTTGAAGTCAATCTTAACTACTTTGAAGATTGGGAGATGCTAGGAACCTTTGATGGAATTAGCGTTGACTTTTTAGGTGATTCAGAGGATATTACCGAAGCACAAGAACGAGAAGATGATTTTGCGTACTGGTCATGGCTAGAAGAAAATGGCTGGGAGCACATCGATACAGAATATTTTATTTACGGGGCTGTTGAGTATGTCAAGGAAGACTAGCGAGTGGACAGAAACTCTTGATGAGGCCTTTGGTGAATCAGGTACTAAAGGACGTCTTGGAGAAGAGTTTCTTTGCAAGGTCTTTGAGAGCTGGGGCTGGGAATATATTTGGCACCAGGATGACAAAAAGCTGCAAATGTCAGGTATCGATATCAGCTTCAAGAAACCAGAGTGGCGTAAGTTCTACACGTGTGACGTAAAGAACAACATGGATGATTTTGGATCTATCTACGTCCACGAGAATTGGTTGTTCTCAGGCAAGAGTGATAGAATCTTTCACGTCAATCCTGAGACGGGATGGATGTGTTGGTATAGTAGGGAAGATATGCAAGATTGGTATCTTGCAGAGAATAAATACATTAAACTAGTAGCCTCGAAGAGGCCAAGGTTTGTCACTTCAAGGAAATATAATGGCTAAAGCAAAAGAAAAGGCTGGGTTCAAACATGCGCACGTTCCAGTCAAGAAAGGTACTTCGCAGGGTACAGGTGGTAGAGGTAGAAAAATCTCTCTCAGCACGTCGACAATGAACAAATCAAAGAAGCGTTCCTTAAAACGGTATAGAGGTCAAGGACGATAATGGAGAAGAGTTTCATTTGGGTCACCTTCCAGAAGGAAGGCATTCATAAGTATCCTGCTGCACTAGAAGATCCAAAGCTGGCTGATGTCAGCTTTTTGGGTTATCCTCATAGACATATGTTCCACTTTAGGGTGGAGCTTGAGGTCTTTCATGACGATCGCGATGTAGAGTTTATTCTACTCAAGCGAGAGCTGGAAGGATTATATACGCAAGGAACATTGCAGTTAAACTATATGTCGTGTGAGATGATGGCTAGAGAATTAGCTAAATACATACAGGAATGCTATCCTAATCGTGCTTTGACTATTGAAGTATCAGAGGACGGTGAAAATGGTTGTCGACTATCATGGAGTTAATTAATGCAATCTTTCAGAGACTTTCACGAAGAGCAAGAGGTATCGCCTAATACAATCGTTGTTGTAAGCAATGATGCGGGCAACCAAATTGAAGTGAAGTCTGTTGGAGTGAATGCTACTTCATTTTTAAGACCTGGCAATACACTGACTGGCGATCAAGTTGAACAGCTCAAACGCAAGGGTTGGAAGGTCAGGTACGCGGACAATATGCCTGTAGATAATGGCGGTCCAAAGTCCTCAGGCAAAGCTGGCGAACCACAAAAAGACTAATTAAAAATTTTATTATGGAGATGTACTATGGAATTTTGTCATATCGGTCCGTGTTCTATGTTGAATGCGGTACTGTCTAATAATCGAACCTCATACCTCACACTAGCTCATATTATTGACGAAGGTAATCAAGACTACATTGATTTCTATCTTGGTGAACGAATAGAAGCTGAGCTGTCTGGCAAGCAATTTGTCAACATCATGGACAATAGTGCATTCGAGCTATACAAAGCTAACCTGCCTATGTTCCCCCCAGAAAAACTAGTAGACCTAGCAACCAAGATCAGAGCTACTCACATTGTACTTCCTGATCATCCTGGCATGCCATCGATGGTTGGTATCGATGATGCTAAACGTTATGCGCCTGTGTTTAAGGAAGCTGGATTCAAAACGTTCTTTGTTCCGCAAAGTGACATTGGTGACCTTGAGGATCTCATTACAGCATTTGCTTGGGCTGCGTCTAGTCCATTGATCGACTACATAGGTATCAGCATTCTTGCTGTCCCTAACGCATACAACTGCGAGAAAGATAATAAGCTACAAAGATTTCACTCAAGATGGAGATTCATGAATGAACTCTATGATCGCAACTTGCTACAACTCGCTAAACAGAATGGCAAGAAGATTCATTTCCTCGGAATGGTTGACGGTCCAAATGAGATTTCACTCGTTCGTGATTTTGATATTGACACTTGGGATTCTAGTGCTGCTATTTGGGCTGGGCTGAATGGTGTTCCATTCGACGGCTCTCCTACCGGTTTATTTAATGGTAAGTTCGAAAAGCATGTGGACTTTGACTTCGAAACAGATGATAATACGCTGATCAAACTTGCACAACAAAATGTCGATTATATTGATAAGCTAGTTGAACGTTACAATAGGACTTTACGATGAGCACAACAGAAAAGATTGATTTTAGATTCAATGAGGATAAGATTCTTCAACAGGTGTTTGATTACATCCAGACTACGTATGCTGGACACTATGTTGGAGAACTAGCTGGCAAAAAGAAAGAAGAGATTCAAACGATTGATGTGTGGCAGACTCTAGGTAGTCTCGATACCACATCTCGTGACACAGCGATCAAATACCTCATGAGATACGGTAAGAAAGAAGGGTTCAACAAGAAGGACTTGTTGAAGGCCATTCACTACATTATTTTGCTATGGTATGCAACCCAGGAGGAAGAATGAGTATGAGACACATTATGTCAGTAGGCGAAAACCTATTGACAGGTGTACAGGAAGATGACAGTCAACCCAACGCTGTCGATCTTCGTGTGCGTGATATCTTCAGGCTAAACGATGAAGAGTTTAGATTGATTGGAGATCAAAAGGTACATCGAGGTTCCGTCAAAATGGAAGTCGACGAGATGGGATGCTGGACGCTGCAACCTGGTGTATACGAAATCATTATGGAGAATATGATCTCCGTTCCTGCTGGCTATGCTGGTTGGGTGATTACACGATCGACATTGAACCGAAATGGTCTATTCATCACATCAGGTCTGTACGACAGTGGTTATAGTGGTGTGATGGCAGGAGCGCTTCATGTTAAGCATGGTCCTGCTGTGATTCAACGAGGATCGCGGGTCGGGCAATTTTTGATGTTTGAAGCAGAGACTCTGTCTATGTATGATGGCGATTATGGCGTAGGCAAACAACACGACAAGAAATACACCGGAGAATAATATGGAAATTAGTATCGCTATTGAAGAACTACGTAAACGGAGACTGTTTGTCGCGACGCCTATGTATGGTGGCCAGTGTGCTGGTATGTTCTGCAAGTCTACAAATGATCTTGCATCGCTTGCTATGCACTACAACATTCCTACGAAGTTCTATTATCTTTTCAACGAAAGTTTGATCACACGAGCTCGTAACTACTGTTGCGATGAGTTCTTACGTTCAGACTGCACTCATATGATCTTCATTGACAGCGATATCGCTTTCAACCCTAATGACGTGATCACAATGCTTGCAATGATGGATCATGAGGATCCTGAAAACCAGTATGACATTTTGTGCGGTCCATATCCTAAGAAGTGCATTTCGTGGGAGAAGATTAAGACCGCTGTCGATCAAGGGGTTGCTGATGAAGATCCTGAGGTTCTGAGTAAGTTCGTAGGCGACTACGTATTCAACCCAGCACAAGGTGGCAACCAAATCAAGCTGTCTGAACCAGCAGAGGTATTAGAAGGCGGTACGGGTTTCATGATGTTCACTAAACGAGCTCTCGAGAAATTCCGTGATGCATATCCTAATATGTCTTATCGTCCTGATCACGTTCGCACACAGCACTTCGATGGCAGCAGAGAGATTCATGCTTTCTTTGACGCCTTGATCGACGACAAGAATACTAATATGGTTCCAGAACTTCAGAAGTTCTTTGAAGAGAATCCAGAAGCAACGCCCGATCAGGTGATCGAGTTTGTTCAGGATGTCAAGAATGGTCTCGTACGTGAGCAGTACTCTAACCGCTATCTGTCAGAAGATTATATGTTCTGTCAGTGGGCACGTAGAGCAGGTATTAAAGTATGGTTGTGTCCTTGGATGGAGCTACAACATATGGGATCGTTCGTATTTGGTGGTTCGTTAAAGGATCTTGCATCGATCGGTGCAGCCGCCACAGCTGACCCTTCAAAGGTGTCAAAAAACAAAAATATGTGAGGTGAAAAATGTTAGAAGCGGTAACACTAACAGCAATGCTAACGTGGGGTACAGAGACTCTCGATACTCCACAATTCGGTGAGATAGAAGCAGACATTAATCAGCAAACGATTATGTTCGACTATGAAAACTACATTGTAGGGTTTCAGCAGCTTTCTATCAATCCAGAGGTTGCTAATAAAATGACGGAAGAGAATCTGTTGATTGGGTATCGTTGGAACCCATCGTTAGCAGCTCTATTTGGTGACAAGACTTGGGGAGTGGTGTTTGCATATCCTATCCTGGACGATGTCTATTTCAACGCATCATATTTTGATCGCGAGAAAGTAGATCGTGCAACGGTAGGCGTTGGATATCAGTTTACAGACAACATCTCTATGCAGGTCAATTATGGTTTGTCTGACTATGCAACTGGTGTCGATGGAAACTTCACCGCTGCAACTTTAGTTATTAAATATTAATCATTAAGGATACATTATGAAATTCAGTGAAAGTACGGTCAATGTCCTCAAGGCATTTTCTATTATCAACAAGAGCATCCAGCTACGTCCGGGTCAAACTATCAGTACTGTATCTCCGCAAAAGTCTATTATGGCTAAAGCGGAGATCGACGATACGATCCAGGCTGATGGATGCTTTTACGATCTCAACAGATTCCTGTCTGTGCTAACTCTTTTCGAAGAGCCGACGTTTACGTTCCAAGAAAAGTATGTTAACATTCGAGATAAGAAGAACTCAGTTAACTATACGTTCTCCGATCCTTCTCAGATCATTACACCTCCAGAAAAAGAGATTCAGTTGCCTTCTGTAGATGTTGTGTGTAACGTTAAGTGGGAAGATATCAACAATGCTATGAAAGCAGCGATCGTTCTAGGATTGCCTGAGATTGCATTCAAAAGCGACGGTTCTACTATCGAGCTGGCTGCGATGGATACTAAGAATCCTACAGCAGATGAGTTCGACGTTCAAGTTGGTACCAACGAGAGTCGTAAAGTGTTCAAAGCAATCTTCAAGATTGAAACACTCAAACTCATGAATCGCGATTACAAGGTAGAGTTGTCGTCGAAAGGAATTGCTAAGTTCACTTCTACCAATGAACATGGTCCTAGATTAACTTATTGGGTGGCGATGGAAGAAAAGTCAAACTTTGAAGACTGAGGTGTAATATGAACAGAGAAGATTTCTTATGGGTCGAAAAATATAGACCCAGAACAATCAGCGACTGTATCTTGCCTTCAGACCTCAAACAGACTTTTCAGACGTTTGTCGACCAAGGTAACATTCCTAACCTACTACTATCTGGTTCAGCTGGTGTAGGTAAGACTACTGTTGCAAAGGCCATGCTCGATATGATGGACAGCGATTATATCGTCGTCAATGGATCGTTGCATGGAAACATTGATACGCTACGCAATGATATTATGAACTTTGCTACGACTGTGTCGTTTAGTCAAGGTCGTAAGTATGTGATTTTAGATGAGGCTGACTATCTCAACCCACAGTCTACTCAGCCAGCTCTACGTAACTTTATGGAAGAGTTTAGTAAGAACTGTGGCTTCATTCTAACGTGCAACTTCAAGAACAGAATCATCGAGCCATTGCAGTCGAGATGTAGTGCTGTAGACTTCAAGTTTGCAAAGAAAGATTCACCTAAGCTAGCTGGTGAGTTCTTCCTACGGGTTAAGAACATTCTCAAGAACGAGAACGTTCCGTACGAGGAGAAGGTGCTTGCGGAGGTCATTCAACGTCATTTCCCTGATTGGAGACGAGTGTTAAATGAACTGCAACGGTATAGCGCTTCAGGTGCAATTGACACGGGGATTCTAGCTAATACGACCGAAGAGTCGTTTGGTGTGTTGATTGGTCTGATGAAGGAAAAGAACTTCACAGGAATGAGAAAGTGGGTGGGTCAGAATGTAGACAACGATCCTGTATCGCTGATGAGACAGTTCTACGATACTGCATCGGATAAGATGAAACCTACTTCTATTCCACAGTTGGTTCTGCTAATAGCAGAGTACCAATACAAGGCTGCATTTGTTGCTGATCAGGAGGTAAACTTAGTTGCATTCTTGACACAAACAATGGCAGAGTGTGAATTTAAGTGAGTGGGGTATTTGACTTTGTTAATGCAATCAACTTTACTAAGAAGGATTTGATTGCCGAAGAACAAATGTCATCCAAGGACTATGTACCATTCGTAGTCAATCGTTCATTATCCTATTTCACGGATACGTTACTTTACGCAAATGAAATGAATATGTATCGAGATCTCGATAACGATCTACAATTTCGTTTCTTGCTAAATAGTATACGTCCAAAGAAAAGATTTTCCAAGTGGGCTAAAACAGAGAATACTGATGTATTAGATTTACTAACTCAATACTTCGAGTGTTCTTTGCCTAAAGCTAAAGAATATCTTACCCTGCTCACCGAAGAGCAATTGGACGCAATTCGTGAATGTGTAACTAAGGGTAAAGAACAATAATGAACATAATTGAATCCATGGTGCAGGTGACTCTAAAGGAGTCGGATGATTTTTTGAAGGTGAAGGAAACACTAACCAGAATCGGTGTAGCCTCTAAAAAGACAAACACTCTCTTTCAATCTTGTCACATCCTTCATAAACAAGGTAAGTACTACATCACTCATTTTAAAGAGCTGTTTGCTCTTGACGGTAAACCTACGGACTTCACAACAGAAGATAAAGCAAGACGCAACACCATCGTCAATCTTCTGCAAGAGTGGGGTTTGGTAGACATAGTTGATAAGAGCAAGACAGAGGATCCACCTGGATCAATCTCGCAAGTAAAGATCATTCCTTTTGGCCAAAAGAAAGAATGGGAGCTGGTTGCTAAGTACAACATAGGAAAGAAAAAGTGATGGCTGTAGATCATTTGATCATCGACGATCAAAAAATTATGCTTGAGAGTCTATCTAGCGATCAAGCATACATCTACTCTCAAATGGTAGATCTTAATGAAAAAATTGCACAAACAAAAAGAGAGCTCGATGTCCTCAACATGGCTTATAAAGGGTTTGAGGACATGATGGTGAACTCGTTCAAATAGCGTATCCGACGCTCAATTCGGAAGACATAACACACACACCAACAGGAGGATAATATGTCTAAATCACCTTACGAACTTAGGTTCGATGTACTACAAATGGCTCGCGAGCTTGTTGAGATGCGTTATAACGATCGCAACAACATGGCATGGTCTTTTGTCAACGACTGCCAAGAGAAGGGTAAACCTCTCACTCGCGAGCAGATCGACAAAATTGTTCCGCCCGAGATCTCAAGCCAAGAGATCATTGAAAAGGCAAAGGAACTGTACGAATTTGTATTGGACAACAGTTGACCTTAGGGGTTCATTGTTGTACAATATAAATAAACGTGGGTGCTCCTAGGAGGCCCACAACAATCTTCGCTTAGAAAAAAAGGAGGAAATATGACAATCTACGAAGAACCCTTCGGTCGTTTCAGACCATTTGGAATTGGCTTTGATGAAGCATTCCGACAACTAGACAAACTGCACGCAACCGCAACTGGTAACTATCCACCCTACAACTTAGTTAAAGTAGACGAGACGTTATTCATTGTTGAGATTGCAGCTGCTGGTTTCACCAAGAAAGATTTTGACGTGGAGCTGAAGGACTCGCAATTGCGAATCACAGCAAAGCGAGACAAGTCTGAACAACCGGAAGTGGAATACGTCCACAAAGGGATCGCAACCAGAGACTTCGAGAAGACATTTGCGTTAGCAGATCACGTTGACGTCAAGTCTGTCTCGTATCTCGATGGTCTGCTTAAAGTAGAGCTGATTAGGGAGATTCCTGAAAAGGAAAAACCTAAGAAGTTTGAAGTTAAGTAGTTGACTTTTTACTAAATAATGGTACAATGGGGTGGAGCTAATGCTCCACCCTCTATTTTAAACAACGAGGTACTACAAATGGACATGAAAAAGCTCCGAGAAGAAATTGAATTTGACGAAGGTGTTGTATATAAGATCTACAACGATCATCTTGGTTTTGCTACATTTGGTATTGGCCATCTCATTAGAGAGACCGATCCAGAGCATGGGCTACCCCTTGACACGCCAGTTTCTGAAAAACGAGTTGAGGAAGCCTTCCAGCAAGATATGTTGACTGTAGAGAGCGATTGTGTTAGAATGTTCGCTGATTTCAGGGAGCTACCTGAAGAGGTGCAACGTATTGTAGCTAACATGATGTTCAATCTTGGCTTTACTCGCCTCAACAAATTCAATAATTTTAAAGCAGCAATCAGGGATCGCAACTGGAAGAAGGCTGCGGTTGAAGGTAGAGATAGTCTTTGGTACAAGCAAGTTACTAAGCGTGCTGAAAGACTAATGACCAGGATGGCAAATGTCTAATCTTAAAAATGACATCTTGAAAGCAAGCGAACTTCATTTCAAGTCTCATATTGAGAAGCACAAAGTTAATGTCAAAGTTTTGCTTGACCGACCCGTCGGTGTAGCAGAACATCCCGATCTTTTAGACACGATTGAGAAGGAGCTAGATCAAATTGCTCATTATCATGACAAGCTAGAAATGATCCGACTTTACTTTGGGGACGACGAAAAGAGTTTCTTACAGGAATAAATTATGCTCAAGTGGCTTAACGGTGACGTTAGCGACAAAGGCAAGATAGGTATAACGTTCGGAGCATTTGACCTGCTACATGCAGGTCATGTTGCTATGTTGGCAGAAGCTAAACAGAACTGCGACTATCTTGTAGTTGGTTTGCAGAATGATCCGTCGGTCGATAGACCAGAAAAGAACAAACCAATTCAATCAATATTCGAACGGCAACTGCAGATCACAGCTTGCCGTTTTGTTGACGAAGTTGTAGTGTACAACACGGAAGCAGATGTGTTGGACATTCTGAAAACGTTACCTATAAAGGTACGTATCATCGGTTCAGATTACGTTAATAAAGACTTCACTGGTAAACAATTTTGCCTTGACAATAACATCGAGGTGGTGTATAATAGTCGGGAACATTCGTTCAGTACGAGCGAATTACGTGACAGGGTGAAGAGAGCGTGAGATTCTATACGAACATTTACAACTATGGTAATGATATCCTCGAGATGTACGTTGAGGATGGCGAACGTAAAAGACGTAAGGTTAAGTACGAGCCTACTCTGTTTGTTAATTCTACAAGACAGACTGGCTACCGCAGTATCTTCGGAGATCAAGTAGAACCTAAAACCTTCAGCAGTATGAAGGACGCTCGTGACTTTGTCAAAGAGCATAAAGGCATCAAGAACTTTCCAATCTATGGCATCGAGCAGTTCAGCTACGCTTACATCAACGAGACGTATCCTGAACGTGATTTCGATGTCAGTGCAATCAACGTTCTTAATATAGACATCGAGACAGAATCAGATGCTGGGTTCCCTGATCCTAAAAAAGCAGACCAGGGCATCCTTACCATCACGATGAAATTATTCGGCAAGGACAAACGTTTCATTGCTCTGGGTATGGGCGACTATGTGCCCGATGAGAATACCGACTACGTCAAATGTGCTTCAGAGAGAGATCTACTTCATAAGTTTCTCGATATCTGGCAAGCTCTTGATCCTGACATCGTTACTGGATGGAACGTTGAGCAATTCGATATGACGTTCATTGTTAATCGTATCCATCGTCTGCTGTCGTGGGAATCAGTTAAACGCTTGTCACCTTGGAGTATTGTTGCTGGTCGTGCCATCCCATCTGCAACTGGAGCAACAGACAAAGATGAACCAGACGTTTATGAGATTGTTGGGATTACAACGCTTGACTACCTCAACTTGTATCGTAAATTTACATACAGTCAGCAAGAGTCGTACAAACTAGACAACATCGCTCACGTAGAGCTCGGTGAGCGTAAGCTCGACTACTCAGAGTACGAGTCGCTTCATCAGTTATACAAACACGACTACCAGAAGTTCTTAGACTATAACGTCAAGGACGTTGCTCTAGTCGAACGACTTGACGATAAGATGAAGCTAGTAGAACAAGCACTAACTATTGCTTATGACGCTGGTGTAAACATTGTCGACTCACTCACGTCTGTACGGATGTGGGACATTATTATTCACAACTTCTTGATGAAGAAGCGAATTGTCGTTCCTCCAAAGAATGACAATGCATTCAAAGAAGAGAAGATCGAAGGGGCCTACGTTAAGGATCCTCAAGTAGGTATGCATAAGTGGGTCGTGTCGTTCGACTTGAACTCTCTATACCCTCACTTGATTATGCAGTACAACATCTCACCTGAGATGTACGTAGGTCATATTGACGTCAATCCATCTGTAGATGAGATCATTGCAGGTCTGTACAACGATCCTAAGTATAGGAACGTGATGGAGAAGCAGGACGTTACTATATGTGGATCCGGTGCAATGTATCGTACTCGTTCGCAAGGGTTCCTACCCAAGCTGATGGAAACGATGTACAACGATCGTGTGGTTTGGAAAAACCGTATGATCGAAGCAAAGAAGAAATACGAAAAGACTCCAACTAAAGAACTGGAGAATGAAATTGCTCGCTGTAATAATATGCAGATGGCTAAAAAGATTCAGCTGAACTCTGCATATGGTGCCTTGGCTAACAAATTCTTCAGATACTTTGATACGAAGTATGCTGAGTCGATTACTAGGTCTGGTCAACTTTCGATCAGGTACATGGAAGTAGAGATCAACAAATTCCTAAACAAACATCTCAAAACGGAGGGTGTGGATTATGTTCTTGCGGTCGATACGGATTCATTATATCTATGCCTGGATGGACTTGTATCACATATCTATCCAGACGGAGCACAAACTGAAACAGTCGTCAAGTATTTGGACAAAGTATGTGCTGAGATATTTGAACCTTTCATTGCTGAAAGCTACAAAGCTCTTAGCAGATATGTAAATGCTTACGAACAGAAGATGGTCATGAAACGTGAGGCCATCGCAGATAAAGGTATCTGGACAGGTAAGAAGCGATACATTCTTAACGTGTATGACAACGAAGGTGTACGTTATGCTGAACCAAAGCTAAAGATCATGGGTCTCGAGGCTATCAAGTCATCGACACCAGAAGTGATTAAGCAATACATTAAGCAAGCGTTTCGTGTTATTATGGATAAAGGTGAATTAGATTTACGTGCGTACGTTAGCAGAGTGGAAACGGAGTTTCGTGACCTTGAGTTTGAAGATGTAGCGTTTCCACGTGGGTGTAGCAATATGTCTAAGTGGCAAGATAGATCTTCCGTGTATGCTAAAGGTACGCCGATTCATGTACGAGGAGCGTTGATTTACAATAAGCTGCTCGAGGACAAGAATCTTGACAAGCAGTACGAACTCGTCAAAGACGGCGACAAGATTAAGTTCTGCTATCTCAAGCTACCTAATCCTACACGAGAGAACGTTATATCGGTTCCATCAACGCTGCCACGTCAGTTAGAAATTCATCGTTATATAGACTACGAAAAGCAATTCGAGAAAGCGTTCAAAGATCCATTAGATTCCATCTGTAAGGCTATTGGCTGGCAGATGGAAAAACAAGCAACACTTGAGGCATTCTTCGGATAAATACTTATATGAAAAACGATATAGATCTAACAGACTTTGACTTTGGTTTCTCGTTAGTAGACGAGCAAGAACTTGATGCTGTTCAAAAAGTCAAAAAGGAAGTAGAAGAAACGTCGTCTACAGCTGCTCAGTGGCAAGCGCAAGCAGATGAATGGAGAGACAAAGCGACTGCAATCTATTCAGCTGTAATGCCATTACTTAATAACTTGAGCTCGAATGAAGATAAAGAATATATCTACTGGCCAAATAGATCTACTAAGATCGACCAGTTCAAGCTCAAGTTACAACAAATACTGAATGACTAACTATCTTGCATTTGCAACATCTATCCTATTAGCATCAATCGCTGCATATTTTTCGGTGATTGGTCTTTCGACTATCTTTGCTGGAGCATTCTGGTCCGTGATAGTGATGGGTGGTGCGCTGGAAGTAGCTAAGCTAGTTACAGCAGCCTGGCTTCATTTAAATTGGAACGAGATATCCAGAGCCTTCAGGTATTATCTAACGTTAGCTGTTGTCGTTCTGATGCTGATAACGTCCCTTGGTATTTTTGGATTTCTATCTAAAGCGCACATCGATAGTCAAACAATAGCTGCAGATAACAGCATAGAAGTTAAATTGTTGAACGATCAGCTAGTAAGACAAGAAAAGATAATTGAATATGTTGACACTCAGTTTGAAATATTGGATAATGCTAGCCAAGAGTGGATAACTAAAGGCTACATTTCTAGGGCATTGGAAGAAAGAGGAAGGCAGAAAGATGACAGAGAAAGACTCAGAGCTCAGCAGGAAGAAGCTGCAGAACAGATTGCTCAAATATTACTTAGAAGAACTGAACTCGAGCGAGAAAGTGTACGACAAACCGCAAAGATCGGTCCTATCAAGTACGTGGCAGATATGGTGTATGGTCCCGATGGTGAGGATCGTATTGATGACGCTGCTAGGTTACTTATCCTACTTATTATTTTTGTTTTTGATCCAGTAGCAGTTCTTCTGCTTATAGCGAGCTCAAAAATGATGTCGTCAAACAGGCCACTAAATACTTCTGTTCGTACAGCGGACAAAGGATATGTGGCTGTTCCAACAGACAATATAGATGACAGCTTTAATGTGGAAAGTGCGCAAAGAGCGCAGAGAGAAAGAGACCTTCTAAAGAAACGAGAGATCTTTCCCATATAATTGATTGGAGATAATGATGTGCAGTGTTGATGGATTCACTGGAAACCAACCATTTACTATTGAGCAATTTGCCAGCTACAACCAAAACCGTGGCCCTGACGCAACGAACTACTACAAGACGCCAGAAGTCTCTATTGCTCATTCCCTACTAGCAATTTCGCCTAACGTCCAAATGATATCTCAACCAATTGTTGAGCACAAGACAGGTAACGTGCTTGCATATAACGGTGAGATCTACGGCGTTCCTGGGTTTGATACAGAGTGGCTGTTCGATAAAATCAACAACGAGTCGGTAGCTCGCCTCAAGAACAACGTCAACGGTATGTGGGCGTTTGCGTATTACGAACCCCTCAAGTATACCATTACGCTTTGTCGTGATCACTTTGGTGTCAAACCATTGTACTACATGGTCCACGACGGTGAATTGTTTTTCTCTTCTACACCTAAGCCTTTGTATGCTGTGCTTAATGGACTAGGCAAATATGTCTCGTTCGATAGGACAGGTAAGTATGTTTTTGAAGAGAATGACCGATTCCTGTTCGGCACAACAACGCCCTTCAAATACATTAAGAAACTTGCACCTGGCCAGGTATTGATATGGTCGTTGCAGAAAAAAGAGTTC